TTCACGCCACGGCCAGGCGAGTCAGCGGACGCCTCGATGGCGCGCAACAACGGTGGCCAGCCGCCGATCATGATGCCTGACTGGCTGCGTGCGGATCAGAACCCAGGCGGCGCACCACCAGGCGCCGGCCTGGCGCCACCCGGCATGGCCGGCACGGTGCCGCCAGACGCGGCGCAGTACCTGGGCAACTACTTCCAGCGTTGATTTTGAACCTCACGGAGGCAGGGACTACGATGGCGATCGAACAACCACAAACCCCTTCTGCGGAGCCGAAGGCTGCTGATGACGTCGCGTCAGAGCCGAGTTCGGTCGAGTCGGAGAAACAGTCTTCGTCGAAGACGCCTGGCTGGTGGCAGAACCTCTTCCACCGCCGAGGCGACCCGGAGCCTGAATCCTCTGACGCGGACTCGTCCGAGGACGGCAAGCCGTCAGCGATTCAGCTGACCCAGGAGGAACTCGACCGCCGCGTTCAGGCTGAAACCGACCGGCGCGAGGCCAAGCGAGCATCGGACGAGCGCGCCAAGCGGCGTCGCGAGCTTCGGGATACCGACCCCTGGCAGTACGCCAAGGAAGAGCGGGAAGAAGAAGTCGCGACCCAGGGCAACGGGCAGATCCAGAAGTTCCTGGCCGACGTCGGGACCGAGCATGACAAGGTTGCGATCGACCCGATCTTCCTGGCTTTGCCCAAGGGGGAGCAGGAGCGGATCCGCAGCATTGAAGGTGCCGGGATCGGACTGGCGGGCCGCAAGCTGGTTGTCACAGAAGCGCTCAAGACACTCGAAAAGCAGTGGAAGGCCGAGGGCGCGAAAGACGCCGAGAACAAGCTGAGGCGTAACCAAGCGTTCCGTAAGCAGATCCTCGCTGAATCACGCGGGCAGACGGTCGAACCCGACCTGCTCCCAGCGGTCAGCGGTACCGAGGCAGACCAGACCGTCTCGGCCCTCCTGCGTAAGCACTATCACCTGGGCTGAGGAGACGCTGGGCTGACCGCGCACCTTGGCCCGTCATAGGGGGGCCAAGGTGCCATACAACAGCATTGCCGTCAGGGCTACACCTGGCACGGGACCGCTCATTCCCGAGGACGTCCAGCGGTCGATCGTTCAGTCCGTCGAAGAGAAGAGTGCGGCGATGCGGCTCATGCCGCACGTCAAGATGAAAAGGGCGCAGCAGCGCATCCCCGTCATGAGTCAGCTGCCGCTGGCCTACTGGATCACCGGCGCCAGCCTCGACGCGCGCGACATCGGCATCAAGCAGACCACGAGCGTGGCCTGGGACAACGTCTACCTGAACGCTGAAGAGATCGCCGTCATCGTGCCTGTCAGCAAGAACTTGCTCTCGGACATGGACTACGACTTCTGGGCGCAGGTACGGCCCAAGGTGACGGAAGCCTTCGGGATTGCGTTGGATGAGGCGATCTTTTTCGGGGTCAACGCCCCGACAACGTTCCCCTCGTCCATCGTTGCTGGCGCGCTCGCGGCGGGCAACGAGGTGGTGGCCGGCACGTCGGTCGTTGACTATCTGGATGACGTCAACAACGCGATGGCCCTGGTCGAGGCAGACGGTTTCAACGTGAGCGGCTTCTGGGCGCGGACCCAGGTCAAAGCCAAGCTGCGTGGCCTACGCGACACCACCAAGGGGCTGCTCTACTACCCCGACACGGCCCCGACAGGATCCGCCAACACGGGCACGCTGTATGGCGAGCCGGTCATCTTCTCGAAGGCGGGCCTGTCAGGCTTCGTCACGGGCGCCTCGAACTACTCGATGATCCTGGGCGACTGGGAAGAGAGCATGCTCGCGATCCGCGAGGACATCGACATGGAGATGTTCGACACGGGCGTGATCACCGACGCAGCGAACGCCATCATCTACAACCTGCTCCAGCAGGACATGGTGGCCTTGCGCGTCACGGCAAGGTTTGCCTGGGCCGTGCCGAACCCCATCAATCGCCAGCAGTCCGTCAAGGCCAACCGCTACCCGTTCGCCACGATCAAGCAGAAGGTCAGCACCGGCGGCGAGGGCTAGCTTCCATGCCCCTCAAGAAGGGCACGTCCAAGAAGACGGTCAGCGAGAACATCAAGGAACTGAAGGCAAGCGGGCGGCCACAGAAACAAGCTGTGGCCATCGCGCTGTCCGAGGCGCGACGGTCGAAGGGGAAGAAGAAATGAGCACGGTTGTTTTTCTGCAGACCGTCAAGGACACCACGACCCCGACCACGGTGTACGGCAAGGAAGCGGTGGTGTCGCTTGCCGATGAGGCGATGGTTCGCGCGTTCAGGGCTGAGGGCAAGGCCGCCCTGGTCGGCGCAGACATCCGCAGCATTCGCGTCGCGCCGATCGCCGCCACTACAGCGACGGTCAACTGGGTGGTCGACCAGGCCTGCACGGGGATGCTCGTCAACTACGGCACCACCACCGCCGTGTCGTCCTCGCAGGCCGCGACGCCCGCCGCAGGCACAGGCGCCATCGTGGCCAACCTGACTGGCCTGACCACGGCCACGCTCTACTACTACCGCATATCAGTGACGGTCGGAACAGCCACCACGCTGTCGCCGACGTACACCTTCACCACGGCATAGGAGGACGCATGCCAAAGACGACAGCCCTCGTCCCATTTACCCACCCTGACACCGGCGAGCCGGTGGCAGCTGGCGCCGAGGTCACCCTGAGCGAGGAGTCCTACAACCACCTACGCCAGACTGGCGCTGTTGCGGCCAGCGAACAAGAGACGAGGGAGCACACGCACGACTACGACGAGAAGACAGGTGTTGGTTTCAAAGAGGGTCCGGGCACCGGCAAGGGCAACTACACCGCGCGCACCTCGCGTGGTGACGTCGAGGGCAGTGCGCCACCATCCCCACCGCCGGCTCCACCGAAGCCGCCAGAGAAGAAGTCGCCATGAGCACCCCATACGAACTGTTCGTCTTGCCCGATACGGGCAAGGTCCAGTTCCTGGCGAATACGGCTGATCCCCGTGAGGGCAAAGAGGGCACGGTCTATGGGGTCGGGCACGTCACGACCTACGACGCCGTTGATCTCGACTTCATCCGCTCTTGCTATGTCGACGGCAAGATCGCCCTGCTTGAGCCGCAGCCGCCCGTCATTGAATTCGAGCAGCCGACGAACTTTGTGTCGCCAGCGCAGCGCTCGAAGCGCTCCGAGGACCAGTCGAGGCGGAAGTGATCACCCTGGCGCAGCTGGAGCGGGAGGTGGCCAGGCGGACTGGCCCCTTCATCCAGGCCAATCAGGACACGGGTGTGCCGACGTCGTCGACCACGACGTCGGCCATCATGCCCAGGCTCAAGACGAACGCGCTCCTGGGCGGGCCTGAGAACCTGTGGCTGCTGCGCCGCAGTGTGCTCTGGGACGGCACACCAACACCTATGCCCGTGCAGGACGTCGATCGCGAGCGCATGGTGCAGACCTTCGACAGCGGTGCGGGCCGCGTGATCGTCGATCGCAACTGGCGCGACACGATGTACCCCGGCGAATTGGCGGATTTCACCCATCTGCACCCGAGCCAGGAACTACGAGTGGCTGTCCTGGCCGGCCTGCGGCGCTGTTTCCTCGACGACACGTTTCTGGTGCAGACCACCAGCGGGTACGGCGACATCGACCTGACGTCCCAGGTGCCGTGGATCGTCTCGCCGCAGCAGGTCACCCGCGCGCAGTACGGCTGGCTCAAGCCGGTGGGGGAGGCCCCATTCGGTGCTCACTTACTGGACGGGCACGTCATGCTGACGGGCACCTCGGGCAGCTACGCGCCAGCTGACATCTGGGTGACGGCGACCCGTCCGCACACCAGCCTGGTCAACCTCGCGTACTCGGCCACGGGGCCGACTGCAGACGATGACGAACTGATGGTGGATCTCGACTACGCCGCAGCTGCCGGCCACATCGAGGCCTGGCACCTGTTCCCGGGCCGCATGTTCGCGGCAGCTGCTGGCAATCTGCAGGCAACCCAGGAAATGGCGGCGCGCGAGTTCACGAGACAGGCGATGATCTGGGGACCGCAAGCAGACCGCACGGTTGCCTTTACCACGGTGGTCGGCGCCTCGTCCTCAGGCGTGGTGTTGTGACCGTTGCCAACTACAACAAGGTCGCGGGAATCCCGCAGCCGCCCAGTTGGATGGAGGGGCCACCTGGCCCACCCGGTCCCCAGGGCGAGCCTGGGCCACCAGGGCCACCTGGACCACAGGGTGAGCCGGGGCCGCCAGGCTCGGGCACGAGTGGCGGAACGTACACCTACAACCAGCTGATGCCAGCCACGGTCTGGACGATCGCGCACGGGCTGTCCAGCTACCCGTCGGTGACGGTGGTCGATACGGGCAACACCGTCATCATTCCCGACGTTCATTACGACTCGCCTTCCACGGTCACCCTCGTGTTCGGCTCACTCACCAGTGGAAAGGCGTACCTGAACTAATGCCAACGCTTGCCGCACCCCTCGACTTCGCGACGTTTGAAGCGCGTAGTGTCCGGGCTCACCAGCTTGGCGCCGCCCCCTCGTCACCCGTCACCGGGCAGCTGTACTACAACACGGGCGACAACACGCTCTGGTGGTGGGACGGCTCGGTGTGGGTGTCGGCCCGTGGCGGCGGGGCAGCTGTTCCGCCAGCCACGACAGGCGCCCTGGGCACGATCCAGCTGGCAGGCGACCTGGCAGGCACGGCCACCAGCCCGCAGATCGCGGCGGGTGTCATCACCGACGTCGACGTCAACACGGCCAACAAGGACGGCGTGGTCGGCACGGCCTCCATGCGAACGCTCGGCGCAGGCGCCCAGCAGGCGATGCCAGGCAACCGCACACTCGATGCGGTGACCGCGCCTGCCGCGTCGGTCAACCTGAACAACCAGCGGATTGTCGCCCTGGGCACGCCGAGCGGCACCACCGACGCGGCCACCAAGGGCTACGTGGACGGCGTCGCGCAGGGCCTGGAGGTGAAGGCGTCGTGCCGCGTGGCATCGACAGCCAACGTCACCCTGGCCACGCCTGGGGCAACCATCGACGGTGTCACGATGGTCGCCCTCGATCGTGTGCTGCTCAAGAACCAGAGCACCGGCTCGCAGAACGGCATCTACGATTGGATCGGCGCGGCCTCCCCGTTGACTCGGTCGGCTGATGCCAACACCAGTGCTGAACTGTCGCCCGGCAGCTTCGTCTTCATCGAGGAAGGCACGGCCAACGCTGATAGCGGGTGGGTGCTGACGACCAACGCGCCGATCACGCTGGACACCACGGCATTGGTCTTCGCCCAGTTCTCGGGCGCGGGCGCTGTCACGGCCGGCAACGGGCTGACGCAGACAGGTACGACGATTGACGCCGTAGGTACGGCGAACAGGATCTCCGTAGCTACGGACTCGATTGACATCGCCGCGACCTATGTGGGCCAGACGTCCATCACCACCCTGGGCACGGTCACCGCTGGGACGTGGACGGGCACCACCATCGCCGTGGCCAATGGCGGCACGGGCC